TCATATAATTCATTAAACTCGGACAGGTTTTTCCTAGTTCTTTATATTCAATTTTTTTCCAAAAATCAACGTCGTTTTTTTCTTCTAGAAATTTTGTATTTTTATCAACCCAAGATAAAATTTCTTCCTGGATTTTATCTAATACATCACACTCTAATTCGTAATGAGTTTTAATTTTTGATGGGTCAGAGGGATAGTTTTTATGAGTTATCATTGAGCTTTATCTTACTACATTTGCTAAATTTACAGAACGTTGTACTATTTCTTTGTACACATCAGAATAACGATGCTTAACAGTTTCCAAAATTAATTTAAAAGGAACAGTTTTTCCGAGTAAGTCGTTTGTTAACACTTTATCAATTGACAAATAGAAATGTACTTTTTCAATACCAAGACACTCATCCATTAAACGATCCTGACTTTGATTAGCCTTTATTGAAGTAATTTCTTCCAGTGCGTTAATGGGATTAATTCGAATTTTAGCACTTGTGAATCTTTGTAGATTTACTAACCAATAAAATTGCGGACAAAAATGTCTATTTAAAAATAGATAGTTGGTAATAAAATGCAGAGCAGTTGCACGATCTAAATCCGGATGGTACTGTAGAAAACTATTTACGCCAGTAACAAAACGATCATATGAATCGCGGACATAAATGTCCACCACAGAAATGTTTTCTAATTCATCATACTCCACTGTCCTAAATCCAGAATTATATAAACTGCTACTTCCGTTTTTATATATTGGATAGACGTATCGTTGTGATGGTACTATTTCTAGCACATCACAACGATCTGGAAAAATGATGTTATCTAGTTGAGATAACATCGATACACCTTACTGTTTGCTACGATTACGAATCATTGCCAAGATATCTTCGGCTTTTTGACTCGAAGGTTTTGCAGCAGGTGTTTGAACAGGCGCAGTAGCAACAGGTGCATCGTCTTGGTCATCGTCGTCGCCAACGAACGGGCTAGAAGATTGTACCGGAGCAGGTGCTGTTTTAGCTACCGGCGCAGGTGCTGCCGACTCACTAGCATCATCACTACTTTTACCGCCAGTAAAGCCGCTAGGCTTAAAGTATTGGCTCCAACGATCAGGATCATATGCTTGACCGTCTACACTTGCTTCAAACATTTCCTTGATTACTTTAAGTTCAACTTCACCTGGACGTTTTGGCAAGAAGTCACTCAAGTTGTATAGTCCGTGAGTGTCAATTGCTGCTTGTTCTTGTGCCGTTAGTGCAGTTTCTTTACGACTCCACTTGCTAGTAGAATAGTCTGCATAACCACCTTTGCTAGTTTTTGTGACAGTAAAATCCAGACCAGCAGTGTAATCAGTAGGCATGCTTTCTAGTTCTGGGTCCATTAGTGCAGCCTTGATCAAATTAAAAATCTGGGGACTAATAACGAATCGGCGAATTGGATTCTCTGGTGTTTTGTCATCTGCTAGCGGATTTTCTCTTACAAAACCTTGGAACAAGTATGATTTCTTTTTCCAATACTTGCGACCCATTTCTTCTAAGCCAGGATCTTTAAACCAAGTACGAACTTCGGCCAGGATTGGGCATGCGTCGCCGTACATTTCAACACACGGTACTTGAACAACGACTGGCTTCGAATCTGATTGTCCCTTGATACCCGCAAACGGTAGTCGAATCATCAGTCGCTCAACCCAGAAGAAATCGTTCTTGGTGTTAGCGTCTGGTAGGAATCGAATTTTTGCACTTGAACCTTCTGGAATGTTCCAGTGTGCATAGATGGCGTTATCGCCTTGTGATTGTCCGCCTTGCTGACGGCTTTCTTGCGCTTGTAGTTTTGCGCGAATTTCTGCTAATGAAGTGGCCATAATGTTTCTCCTTATAAAATGCCATAATATTTGTGCCTAGATATACAACTGCACCGTGCAATTATATAACATACGTATTTAGCAAGTCAAACAAATTTTCAAAAAATTTTGTTGATTGTGTTCAAAAACTGGTAGCATATCAGCATACATCTGATCCATATCACTTAGTGACAGAGCTGACAATCGATCAATCTCCTCTAAAATGGCATGCAATCTTTTATTAGGACAAGCAATATCATTGTACGACTCGTCGATCCAAGGAGAAAAAGTACGAAATCCGCGATCGTGTAATTCCCAAAGACTAAATTGTCCGGACATCAAAATAAAAGGTTTTTTTAAGTAAAAATTTTTAAGAGTTTTTTCAGTAAAAAATTTGTTAGAATGTATATCAGTTTCGCTTACTATTTCTAAAAAATAAGTTCCACAATGTTTTTTTATTTCTTCCAAACTGCGCTGATATGGTACCCACCCTTCTGTGCCGTTAAAATCTAATTTGATTGGGCAGTTTTTTGTGTACCAGTCAACATCATCGGAAAAATAAGACGATAATCTAGGATGCCATGCAGCTATTTTTGAGTTGTAACTTAATAAACTATCGGCATGATGATTTTGGTGCAAATGCTTTGCTATTTTCAATCTGTATAAATCGTGTCGACCAAATAAAGCTGCAAATTTTTTAGAAAATTGTCTAACTTGAAATTGATAAGTTTCTAGTTCTTTATAAACTAAACTACACCACATCTGTATAACATCAAGTTCAATAAATGTGGAGTTTGGTATTTTTAAATCTTCATAGCTATAAATGTAACAAGTATCTTGTGTAAGATTTAAATTTTTAATTATAGATTCAATTATAACAGACAAACCGGTTAACCGGCAATTTACTCCGTCTCTGACTAGAAATATAAAAGTGTGATTGGTGTAGTGCGCTGCCAAATAAACAAGTTCGTTTACTGCTTGACTTTGATAATCTCTGTTTGTTAGCCAATCAAGATTAACAAAAACATAATTTTCAACTACGGTCAACGCTCCGTCAAAGCTCGAATTTGAAATTAATTGATTGAATTGATGCGTATTCATAGAAAAGATTTTGATTATAAATCAGTCTTGGCTTGAGTTGATGATATAACTCATTGATATTTTTCTCTTTAAGAGCCCTAAGAGATTCTATAATATGTTTATGATTATTAAACTTCCAGCCATTATTAATATCTTCGTTGCATAAAAGATCAACTGGAAATAAATCGTCGAAACAATCAAATCCAGCTCGTTTTAGTATTCTATATATACCCGGGCTACCATTAATAACAAAAGGACGTAATCCAATTATTGGCTTGAAGATCTTTTCGCTTAAAAAAACATTTGGACTGTATTCGTACTGGGTCTCACTGACTACATTAATAAAAGAATTATTCCAAATTTTCAGCTGCCCTAAACTGTATATGTCGTTTGGGATTCCCACGTCGCCAACTACATCATCGGCACCGTATTCTTTATAACTCGTGTGTTGATCATCAACAGTATATGCGCTATTTCCTAGAGTCACACATCCGTAATCTATTAACCCAGATGTTTCTAATAACTTAACAAACTCTGTTCTATGCCTGTGAGGTTTGCGATTGTAGTTTAAATAAAGGTAACCAAAACTAGTAGGCTCAAGTTCTTGATTAGAATATTTTTTAAAGAATTTTGAACATGCTACTGCCCAGAAATCGTAGTAATAATCTCCGTTTACATATCCAATAAATTTAACTGTGCCCGGTATTTGATCAACAAGATTCTCAGACGGCCCAAGTGGATCAGTAAGACTACACAAAAAAGTTAGTTCAGGATTGCGGCTTTTAATATCCTCAATTAAATCAATTGGTTCATGCCAACTAGTTACTGCAATGACTTTTTTTATATCTGGAAACTGACTTTCTAAGTGTTGTGCTAATTGATCAATTAATTGGCGCTCTAATTGTCCGGCGAGCCAGGCTGGATTGAATCCGCCATATATGATTTCGCAATTCATTGACGTGTTAAATGCCGGCCAAACGACGTATAGAAATTATTTCTTCGGATACAACCGGTTGGTTGGTCTTAGCAGCACCAACCGGTTGTGTTGCTGGTATTGGCTGTTGCGGAGCAGGTTCTGTGTTTGCATTTTGCTGTTGCATCGTGGCCAATAAACTTTGTGCCAGTGCTCGTT